GTGCCATGTGAATCTCCATTCCTCAGGAAGATTGTTGTTAATGATGTGATATTTATTCACTCTAAAGTTACTGGTTAGACCAAGTCACAACCAATTGACCATTGCTTGCACCAGTACCAATTGCTACATCGTACTGATTGTATCTCAAAACATTTGCTGCCTGGTTTCCAGGTGTGCCAGTTCCACCAGCACCACCAGCACCACCTGGTGATCCGTCATTACCAGTTCCACCACCAGTTCCTGGGTTTCCATTTGCACCTGCTGATCCAGCACTTCCGGCAGAACCAGTCTTGCTTGGCCAGTTGGCTGGTGCTGAACCACCAGAGTTGCCTGATGTTGCACCTGATCCTGCGCCACCTGAAGCACCGGTGTTGCCACCTGAACCAGCTGATCCAGACTGTCCTGGCCATGAGTTAGGAGCAGCACCACCTGAGTTACCACCTGTTGCACCGTTTCCGCCTGCACCTGGGTTACCAGAGTTTCCTGCGGCGCCAGCATTACCACCACCACCTGGTGTTCCGCCGCCACCGCCGCCACCGCCACCACCGGATGTAGCAAAGCCTTCGAATGCGAATGCTCCACCACCATCTCCACCATATCCACCATTTGGATCACCAGCGAATCCACCTGCACCACCTGGGATTGATCCAATCAAATTACCAGATGCGCCGGAAGAACCTTCGCCGCCAGCATTTGGACCAGCTGGGCCACCACCGCCACCTGGTGTTCCGCCAGCACTTCCACCGGTGCCACCTTCACCACGTGTGCCACCTGACCCACCATTTCCACCAACACCTGGGTTGCCAGAATTACCAGATGCACCTGGGTTGCCAGCGTTGCCAGCGTTGCCAGCGGCTCCACCTGGGCCTGCGGCTCCATTAGATCCTGGGTTTCCTGGGTTGCCAGATGAGCCAGCGCTTCCAGAATTACCAGCGGCGCCAGCATTACCTGCGGCTCCACCTGGTCCAGCCACGCCATTTGTTCCTGGGTTTCCTGGGTTGCCAGATGTTCCGTTATTTCCTGGGTTTCCAGGTGTTCCACCTGAACCAGCATTACCAGCTGATCCTGCGTTACCTGCGGCTCCACCTGGGAAGGTTACATTTGTTGTACCATTGAATGTTGTTGAGTTACCACCAGCACCAGCTGATCCAGCTGATCCAGCTGATCCCGCAACACCTGGGTTGCCAGCATTTCCTGGGTTGCCAGATGTTCCAGAGTTTCCATTGTTTGCGCCGGTTCCTGCTGCACCATCAGCACCTGCACTGCCGGCATTACCAGCAACACCATCTTTACTGGTCCATGTATTTGGGGCAGCACCACCTGAGTTACCAGATGTTGCACCAGATCCAGCAGACCCTGAATTTCCAGTGTTGCCAGCTGAACCACCGCTGCCAGGATTTCCGCCGCTGCCACCAGTGCCAGGGTTTCCTGCTGATCCAGAGTTTCCTGCACCACCATTTGTACCAGGGATACCTGGATTTCCATAAACTGGGTTAGCCACAGAACCACCAAGGCCACCACGACCTGGGCCACTGTTTGTTGGGCCACTGGCATTAGGGGATGCACCACCTTGGCCACCATCACCACCACCACCATCACCACTGAATCCATCCGCTGCTGATCCACCACCACCACCGCCGCCGAGGCCTGCTGATCCTGGGTTTCCTGGGTTACCAGCAGAACCACCTGGTCCACCAGCGCCTCCGCCACCATTAGATCCTGGGTTTCCTGGGTTGCCAGATGCGCCAGCTGATCCTGCGTTTCCTGCACCACCTGCGTTTCCGGCCGCACCGCCTGGTCCAGCAACACCATTTGTTCCTGGATTTCCAGGATTTCCAGATGAACCTGCATTACCAGAGTTGCCAGCTGCGCCAGCATTACCAGCAGAACCTGCTGTTCCGCCGTTTCCTACGACACCTGGGTTTCCTGGGTTGCCAGCATTACCAGGGGTTCCTGGGTTGCCACTTCCACCATAGCCAGTCACTATCACCCTCTTCACATTGAAAGGGATCCTGATCTGGCCAGCAGAATTGAATGTTACTGTGGCAGGCTGGGCTCTTGCGGGCATTAATAGCATGTTTCACTTACACCTATTGGAACATGGTATTATTTAATCAGATTGACACGTTTGCAAAGCTCTGACCACCAATGAACCTTACACCACCATCCATGGTCACAATCTGGAGAACATCCAACTTGTTGGCAGTGGTTGTTAGGACTGGAGTCTGGCTGTCAGACCAATTGACTGTATTCGTAAATGTCACAACATTTCCGCCGTTTGCTGACTGAACCAGGACTAGGGTCACGGTTGACACGTTCCCAGCTAGAGCAGCATTAGAGAAGGTCAGATTAGCGTTCGCAGCTAGTCTTAGACGATAATAGTTTGACAATCCCAAATCAATGGTTGTGTTGCCAGTGATCGTTGTGTTTGTGAGATATTCTCTGTATGCTCTGAGAGTCGCATTCATCAACTGAGAGTTGGCATAGTTCTGGTCACCCTCAGTGGCACCGATGATCAACCAACCATTGGCATTGGCTGAATTGGCAGAAGCCTTCCAACGACCTGTGGTGTGATCAAATCTTAGCTCGGCATTACCTGAGCTTGGTCCACGAACGACGACAAACTGGCCAGTGCCATCAACAACAGCACCATATCTTACATAGATGGATGCATCTGATGTATATGAGGCACCTTCAGTGACGAATGATCCAAGAACTGTTACGTTCCCAAGGATAGCATTGTTGGATGTTAGGATACCAACATATGCATTGGCTCTTACAATTAGGTCTTGGGTGGTTAGAACATTGGCAACGTTGACTGTGACGGCTGGGTCACTGAATAGAACATTGGCATGGCTGAAGTTTGTGTTGCCAGAAACATTCAACACATTCAATGTGGTGATGTTGTTTGACATCAAGTTCTTGGAGAAGACAGTGTTTGCTACATACACCAAAACGTTTGGTGATGTGAATGATGCTGAATCATTTGGACCAGTGATCAACAATGTTCCAGAAACAACGTTGCTGGAAGTCAATCTTTGTGATATGGATGCATTGCCTGATACAGAAAGGAGTGTGGCCAGTGTACCAGAGATAACAACTGATCCATTGCTTAGGAATACGCTGCCTTCATCCTTAACATAGGTGGCATTCCTCAACTCATTGACACTGTTTGTGATGTTGTTGTGGGCAATTCTCCACTCATCAAACGTGTTGGTTGTTACAATCAGTGATATGTTTGCGTTTGCCACTTAAATTACCTTTCAGCCAATGTCTTCAAGTATCCCAAGATCTGATCATTGGTTGCTTGAATTTCCACAAGTTTCTGTTCTATGTTCTCAACCCTGGTATTTAGAGCCTTGTCTTTGTTAATCTTCGCCATCATCTGCTGGTGTCTTGCGATTGCACCAACATCAACATTCAAGATTGCCTTGCTCCTGACATCCTTGATTAGCTCTGGATGTTCATAGACCTTTGCAAATGCTGGTTCCACAATCAACCACCAGGAACAGCGATTGCTCTCATTGCCAAGACCTTTGGAACAACCGTTGGGTCATTGGCGAACAATACAATCTTCAAGGCGAAGGACTTGAACTTTCCACCCAATGGGTAGGTGATTCCGTCTTCAGTGTATGCCAAGTTTCCACCTGGCAATCCATTTAGACCCAATGATGGAGAGTACTGCAATTCAACAGCTGAGACCTGATCAACAGACTTGATGTCCTTGACCAATGACATACGAACCCATGGCTTGTCAGCGAAGTTCGCAGAGTCAGTTGAAGAAATGACCTTGTAGTACATTTCAACGCTGGTGCCGAATGGACGTACAGCATTCAAGTATACACGCAAGTCAGAGGCATCAAATCCATCAGCCAAGGTGATCTTACGAGTGACATAACGGCTGAATCCATTACCACCAAAGTTGCTACCCTCACCAGCAACATATGCTGTTGCATTGGCTGGAGCTCCTGGTTCACTGATAACGATGGTTGGGTTGGAGTAATATCCAGAGCCAGTATTCAATACCGTGACGAATGGTACACTGTTTCCCTGTAGAACAACGACGTTACCAGTTGCCTGAGTACCCAATGGATCATCAGGCGCACTGAATGTAACAGTGATGTTGTTGGCATTGATGTGGTTGCCACCATCAGTGATGGTGATCATCTCACTATCAATCATGCCAGCGCCAATGACGTTACCATAGGTGATCATTGACAAACGTTCTGCGTTGAACATTGGTGATACATCTGGATCATCAGAATCCATTGTAACCTGTACCTGGAAGCATCCACTGTTTCCTGGTAGTAGAACACGACGACGGTTCGCACCAGATGAAGATACAGTCAAGTCCTTACCAAAGGAGTGGAACTTGTCTGGGACGATTACCTGATAACCTGAGTCCTGAGCCAATGAGTTCAACAAGGTTGGGCGAATCTTGTATACAATGCTTGAGCTTGGGAAGATTACGTCTGAAGAGTGTAGGATCATCTCATCAATTGGAACTGCTCTTTCAGTAGGAGTTACATTGAAAGTGAATGATACAGGTGAAGTATCAAATACGCACTTGTTGATGACAAACATCAAGTCTTGGTTCTGATATGGTGTCCAAGTAGAACTGTTCTGTGAACGGAAGAAGCTTCCGCTGTTTGGCTGCTCACTGATACGACGCAAGGTTGAACCTGCTGTCAAATCATTCTGACCAAGCTCAGTGATGAACACTTCATAATCTGGAGACTCAGAGTAAACAAGGATTGCATACTCAGATGCTGGTAGCAAGTAGACTGGATCAGCGAAGCGGAACTTGGTTGAGGTTGTGTTGACAGCACTCAAGTCACCAATGTTGGCTCCATCTGGAACATCAGCAGTCTGTACCAATACCCAAGGGACAATTGCGGAAGCAATAACATTCTCAGTTGGGTAGCCATTCTCAGTTGTAACAATCTTGACTGTTACTGGGAACTTTGGGGAGTCAGCTGATGGCTTGTTCTTGAACCACAAATCAATGGATGAAACAAAGATACCATAGTTGGACTTTGGATCCTTTGGCTTTGGGGTGAAGAAAGTCTGAGCAACTGGATCAACCCTGAAGATCAAGCTTGATGCGGCTCCAAGCACACCACTGGAGATAGCTCCAGCCATTGTGTTTGCTGGTGCTGCACCTGATGAAATTACTGGTGGGGTTGAGCTTTCTTCTCTCTTTGATGGAGAAATCTGGTTGACAGGTGGAGCATTAACTGGGGCAGTGATCTGTGGCTGAACAATTGGGGTTGATCTTTCACCAAACCCAATGAATCCCTGTGCTACATACTTACCAGTTGCGACCATGGTTGAATCAGCATCATCTGGTAGGAAGGTGTCAGTGATCTTGAACTCACGCTCACCAGTCAAGAACTTAACAGTCTGAGTTTCTGGGATGTTGAATACACCAGCAATCATACCATTATCATCTGGAGTTGGGTATCCAATGCTGTAGTAAGTGTTGCTCAATGGATATGGTGAGAAGGTATGATCAGTGTAGACAGCATTGCCAGTGACACTCAAGACATTACCAAGCTGACCCAAGCCAGTGCGGCTGGTCAAGAACATTACATTACCAACAGCATCACTTGGTGCTGTACCAGAGATAATGATTGTGTTGGCATTTGGGGTGTTGACTGAACCAACGATACCACTGCGGTGAGTGTATGTGGTGGTCAAGAACTTGTTTGATACGTTATCAACAGAGGAAACACGTGAGCTTACTGGGAACTTGTCACCAGTTACAGTATTGGCTGCATAGATAACCTTGTTCTCACCTGACTTGAACAAGTATGCATCAGCATTTGCTGTGTTGTTAGCATTCAATGTTCCCTTGACTGGCTCAACAACAAGGACCTTGTCACTGCTGTTCCAATACCAAACCTTGCCGATGAATGTAGCATTGACTGAGGTTGGGTTTGTGTAGGTTGGGGTCTGGTAGATCAGGTCACCCAAAGCATAATCGCTCGCACCCAATACGTTAGCGCCAACAGCATTGACATTGATTGAGATGTAATTCTCATTCAAGTAGATGGTGTTGTTTGGAGAGCAATCAATGACTGATGCCATTGCGTGGGTTGCATTGCAATATAGCTTCTCACCCTTGACATAACCCATTACAGTGTTGGCTGAATCGGTTACAATCACAGAGGCTTGCTGGACAAAGTTTGTCACCAACACACTGTCAAAGTAGAAGAATGCGTCTCTACCTGGTCTTAGGTTGATGGCAGAAAACTCAACTTCCTTGCCTCTCATGTAAGGGACAACAGATTGGTCTACAACTGCTGTGCCTACGTTTGTTGGGACTGATGCGTCACTCATATTACTTTAATGATCCTGTAAAGCTCACACCCTTGCCCTGTCTGACTGGTTGGAACACGTCATTCAATGCAAGCTTGTTGTTGAATTTGACCTTTGCACCGCCACCTGCGGCCAATTGTATAGCATTACTTAGTGCTGCAGAGCCAGTGATGTTCTGGTCATACTTGTTGCTGCCAACGTGGCCAGTGAACTTGACATTGGAGACAACCTCACTGATATACCAGTTCTCACGACGAGTTGCACCATAGCCAGTTGGTTCAACAGTAACGTTGAAGCAAGATTCACCATTGGTAATGAATCCACCAATCATGCTCTGGGCATTGATGACCTTTCCATTTGGAAGAGTGATGTAGTAACCATTAGGATTAGACAATGTGCTTCTGTTGAAGCAGTAGTTTTGTGAAACCTTAGTGGTGATTGCTGTCACTGAACCAGTGGCAGGTGCTGGGGATGGTGGAGGAGGTGAAGTCACAACCTGTGGCTGTACCAATGGCTCATTGGTGTTTGGTGGCACTGGTGGCACAACTGGGATTGGAGCAGGTGGTGGTGGAGGAGGAGGTGGCAACTCACGTGGAGGACCAACAATCTCTGGGAACACCAGACTGCTGTACCAGAAGTCTGTCTGTGGACGCATATCAACGTCACCACGGAACTGACCAAAGGCGAATGGCTGAACACTGATTGACTTGGTTGCTGTATTCTGTACAACAACTGGGATTTCAGTGAAGTTCATGGAATAGGTACGATCATTGACCTTGAATGGTCCAGTTGCACCCTGCATGATGAACTCATGTGGATGAACTTCACGATAAGGCATCAATGAACCTTCACCTAGATTACAGAACAAGTCTGGGTTGCCGTTGTCAGCAACACTGAAGTCTTCAAATGAGTCAGTGATGATACCATAAGCTTCCTTGGCAGTAGCACCATCCTGATATAGGATGCTCTGCTTGGAGGCTGCTGCATCCAACTCACTCAATGTGGTGTAATATTCTAGTTGCTCAACACGACGGTCGATTGAGCCAATATCACGCATGGTGTAACGCTTGTTCTCAACATACATCAAGTTGATTTCATCAACTCTTGCGGTGTATGGAGGAACACCGAGATAATAAAGTACCATTGAATCCTGGCCAACATCAGGTGCCTTTGGATATGCAGCTGGTTCACCATTCAAAATCTTGAACTGCTTGTCACGAGTCAAGACCAATGCATCATAACGTGGTAGATAGAAGCTGTAAGTCAATGTCATTGGCTGGTCAGCTTGTGGAAGCTTCAAGCCATTGATTGTGAAGTCAGTCACATCAGCTGCAGTACCAATTGTTCTGGTTGGTCTGAAGTCAATTGCGTCACGTAGAGCAATGATTCCAAACTTCTCAGATGAGTAATATGCAATGGATCCATTGGCATAATCAGAGGCTGAGTATGAATCAGCGCTGAAGAAACCACTGGTTGCATCATGTGAATAGTAGCGAACCTTGACAACAATCTGACCCGCTGGAACCTCAGCACCGTCTCTTAGGATGATGCTTGCGTGGTCATAGTAGTTGTCACGCTGCCCAGAGTCAAACAAATAACGATCAGTGATATCAACACCATTTGTGGTGTTTGGATACTGTGCAGTGTTGCCTGAGTCATAGATTGCAATGACATTGACAACGTCAGGGATGTGCAAGCTCTGACGAGCACCAGGAGCTTTGGAGATGTCCCAAGTGCTGGTGAAGTAGACCAAACCATTTGCGGCATCGATCTTTGTGTTAGCTGCACCAGAAACTGCAACACCATTTGTTGGTGCATCAGTTGCAACCAATGAAGTGTCTTCTAGATCACCAATCAGAGTCTTTGTTCTTCTGAAGTTAATTTCAGCATCAGAGTCCCTAACATTCAATAGGATGTCAGCTAGGAAGCTGCCAGTGGTTGCGCAATCAATGACTACGTGTGTAGAGTCAATCTGGAATATAGCATTACCACCTGGATTTAGACCACGGTCAAATACTACAACTTGACCATTGGATAGGTTGCTTGACTGCTTATCACGCACAACAACCAAGAAGTTGTTACGAGCAGTGTTGTCTGGCAAGTATGAGTTGGTGAAACCAAAGGTGAAGGATTCAGAGCTATCCAATCCGGTACCAGTACCAACAGTGGTATTGCCTGTAGCAAATGATACGCTAGACAAAGTCTTGCGATTCATGAATGTTACATCAACAAAGCTGTTCTGGGCAATGTAGCCTTCTGGTAGAGGGAAGACCAACTTGTTCAATTCAGTGCTGAAAATGATTGTCTTACCAAAGATGTCCTTGCCACCTGCTGGAGCAATATCCATACATGGGTATAGTGCTGAGCTTGTGTTCTTGGCTCCGTAGACGTTTGCCAATGCGAATGAATTTGGAGTAACAACCAAGGACTCAATATCCTTGACACCAAAACCAATGGACAACTGTGATGAGGAATCAATCAACTGAGTGAATGGACGATCAACCACAGCAATCTTAGTTGATTCATCATAGTCAACGATCGTACGAACATCACCAGATGAATTACCTGATAGGATTGTTACTGGAACTTCAAGAATTCCATCATATGCTGGGAAGGTTGTTGGTAGTGGAATTGCTGAAGTATTAACAGCGACGCCTGTAGCATAGACAACAATTGGTGGTAGATCCACATCCAAGAGATAAACGTAATACTGATCATCGCCAGCATAGTCAAATGATCTAACCTTTGCTGTACCCATCTTTGTATTAGCATATGCGCCTGCGTGTGCTGTGTTGATGAATTGGGTTGGAACATAGTGAAGATCCATATCACCGAAGTTTCCAGTATCAAACCCTTCAACGTTTCCTGAGAACAAGTTCGCAGCGACGACGTAATTGCCATATTCCAATGACAAATCATAGTCAGATGAAGTGTTGGTTGTACGAGCCTTTGGAGCAGTCATCTTGACTGTTGAAATGGTCTCGAATTCGAATCCCTTGACGTAAGCCTTACCTGGTTCAATGTTGGTCACATAGACAGCGTTGTTTCCAACGTCGTCACTGAGAGTGACCTTGAATGGGCGTACAGTGTAGTCACCAGACTCATCGTATGTACGACGAGCGAGAGTTTGTTCTAGGTTGCCGAGCAATGGGTAGTCAATCTTCTTGGTGACAATACCATTCTCAAGTCTCAACAACTCAATGAATAGGCTGTCATCCTTTGACTGCAAGGTTCTCTTTGACAAGGTCAAAGTTACCTGATATCTCCAAGCTCCTGGGGCCTGATAGTTGAATGATCCCTGTGCTGGGTCAAGCAATGATGAGTCACCTGACTCATCGACAACAGTTTCGTCGATTTCCAAACCAACTCTGAATGATGGAGAAGTGTTGGCTGAATCTAGAACGATGGTTTGTGGGGCAACGTAGACAAACAAGCCATTGACGTAGAAGACACCTTCATTGATGCTTGCAATGGATCCATTTGTTGCATGGTTGGTTTCAGCTGTGGTTGCAGTGAATTGTGTACCAACGGCTGTTCTTAGATCTTCGTTAGCATCGAAGCCAGAACCAGCCAAATACTTGAGAACCAATGTTCCAGCGAATTCCTGGTTCTGGGTTGAATCATCAACCGCAACAACCATTGCCTTCTTTACAATTGGACCATTTGCATTGATGACCAACTTGCTCTCAAAGTCTTCAATTGAGTTGTCATCATTGACCTGAAGCTTGACACCCTTTACAGTTGGGTCAAAGGTAATGTGTCCACCTTCTACTGGAGAACCGTCCTTGAATACAAAATCACCAAGGTTCTTGATCTGGTTCTGTAGAATTGACTGAAGCTGGGTGAGTTCTCTTGCCTGAACTGCATACCCTGGACGAAACAAGATCTTTAGGAAATTCTTGTCCTTAGCACCCTGACCATTGCCAGATGGGTCTATGAAGTCGTCGTAGAATGGTGGGTAATTGAATTCCATTAGTTAACTCATTGAATGTTGTGGTTTATTTAGCACGTTCTCAGAAAGAAATCATCGTCTTGATTTGTTCAATCTGATCATCTGATCTTGAAATAGGTTCTACGTTATTTACATGCAGGATTTTGCCTGAGAAAATATCAATATCAGGCTCTGCAATGGAGAAGGCAGTGAATGGTGTTGTGGTCACAGTTCCTCTGATCAATTCTGAGTCTGTGAATGTGCCTGAGATGTTGTTGACCCAGATCTGATTGTTGGTCTCATCCCAATAAACGACACGAGCCACAAAGGTTGCATCATCAAGCGTGTCACCCTGATAGACGATTTCATCCATTCTATAGAACACACCAATTGGTAGGTTCTGAACACGAACAATTGAAACAGTGCTATACTGTGTAGCATTAGCATTGATTGTTTCACCATCAACGGCCAACAATGGCTGCTTGATGACCACGATCTGACGATAATCAAAGATGTCTGATCCAACTTCGGCTTCAGTTGGTAGAACACCATTTTCATCACCAACCAATTCAAAGCTCAACAATAGATTGGTTGCACCAAGCTCTTCAACTGGATCAAATCCGTGGCCACCAGGTGGACCAACAAGGATTCTGATGTTAGCATTCTGACCAATGATGTCATTTATTACAACAAATGCTTCAGTGTAACCAGATCCACCATCCAAGATGTCAACCTGAATGATTGATCCATTGGCATTGACTCTAGCATTCAATGTTGCACCAGTTCCATCACCGGTGACGCTCAAGATTGAAGTGACGTTAGAAGCCACGTTCTGGTTGTAGTATTGACCTGGATTGACAATCTCAACGACGTCAATTCTTCCATCTACAGATGATGCGAACACGGCTGATTCTCTGAAGACTGGCATCCATTCTGCTGAGAAGAACTTCTGCTTCTGGCCACTTGGAATGGTGTACAAATACTTCCACTTGTAGCCATCAGAAGTTTCAATGAATGAGTTCTCTGGTAGTGCACCACCGATTGTGATTGCTGGTTCAACAGTTGAGAATGCTCCATTGGCATTGAACAAGCACTTAAAGACCTGATCCTTCTTATTGCGGCAATAGAAGTTCTGTACATAGTATGGAGTTGAATCAACAACCTTGTATGCCGTGTTCTGGATGAATTCTCCAGCAAATGCAGTGTTGACATTCATTGATGTGTTGCTGATGATAGCAATTACCTGTCTCATCTGTGCATCAACGTTAACACCATCACCAGGCATGTAGACAAAGTCACCATTGGTGAAGTTGCTCAAGAAATGGGTGTTGGTTCCCGTCATTGTTCTACTGTTATTAGAATTGACGGTGCCATCAACAGCTGTAAATTCTACAGTCTGATACATGTCAATTGCTGGGTCAACCTCATCAAACACAGTGCCAGTTTCCCAGTCCACTCTTGGTACAACGAAAGCAATATCACTGCCATTGATCTTCTTAATTGCAATGGAGCTACGACGAACTTCATTCAAATAGTCAATGGATTCATTTGGAGTTTCAATCAACTCATCTTCAGAACCCCATGGGGATTCTCTTCCAATCATCACATATGTGTTGGATGATGTCCAGTCACGCACAGTTGCGTTGGCGAACAAAATTCTTTGTGATACGGTAATTCTTGACTTTTCGCTAATCATTGTTTGACTCTCTAGATCACTTATTTATGGGCCATCTCACAGGCTCTTAATGACCATCCAAGCGACATTGTCGACTTGGCTGCGGATTTCGTAGTGGACATTCGCATTGGCACTGAACACAGTGTTGGTTGTAATGCTGTTGCCAGACACCTGAACAACCAAACATGTCTGGGCATTGCCACCATCTGAGTTGGCCAAATAGATGGTGTCATTGACCTGAACATTTGATGCAAACTCAGCTGCAGACACCAAGACATTGGAACCATTGGTGGTTCTTACTGTCTCAAAAGCAATATATGCAACTCCACTCTCTATGTATAGGAATTCGTCATTGACGACTTCAGTAACTTCCTTGGCAAGATACATTGGTTGGTCCTTGAAGATGATCATGTCGCCAACCTCAACGACATCTCCAAAGTTGGTTCCAAACCCAACGACAGCATTAGATGTTGGAACTGTTGTTAGTGTTCCGGTTGCATTGGCAAGAGCATTTGAGGTCAAGATGATGTCAACACCCATCCAATCCACTGCCTTCTTGTAGATTGGTTCCTGGCTGCTGATGGTGAATCTTCCCAACATGCTCAAGCCAGCTGGGTGGACAATATCCATCAAGGTATCCTTGTACTTGCGCAAGGCTTCCTCAACAGTTACGATGTATGAGAAGTTGTGATAGATGATGTCATCCTGGATCTTCATGTCTGAGCTCAAGAAGCCATCAGTGTTCAAGTAGAAGCCAGGGTAACGAATCAAACCACCAAAGAATTCAGCGTTGGCCTTTGCCTTACCATTTCCATAAATTGTGGTTTCCAAAGGAATAGTTGAGATGTTGGTGCTTTCTAGGTTCTGTGCTAGGTTCAATGATCCAATATAGTTGTATACTCTCAATACAGAGTTGGCTCTATCATACTCATCAACATAACCAAAGAAGGTTGATGAGTTAGCATTGGCGCCTTGGAATACAACCTCACCCTCAAAGTAGAAGTCAACGTTAGCAATCTGAGTTACAGTAATATCCTGGATTCTCATTGAGACGTTTGGAGTTGAGATGTAATCAAAACCTCTGCTGATGATTCTGAAGTCAATGATACGACCAATGTCACTTACAGAGATGTCAAGCTCTTCACCATCATTGTCACCAAAGGCAACAAGCTGTGCGCCAGTTCCAGCTGATGAAACTGAAACATTCAAACTGTTAGCAACAGTCACATCTGGCTTTGGAATTGGGTAACCCAAACCATGATCCAAGATGGTTACTGAGATGATCTTGCCTGACAAATCAGTTGAGAACTCAGCCTCAAAGTCGTAACCAACGGCTGTATTGATGTAGATCTTGTCAGTGACATTGCTGTAGCCTGATCCACCATTATTGATTTCAATAGCAGCGACTCTACCAATGTCTCTTACCTTACCTTCTGAATCTCTCCAAGCATCGTATGTAGCAGTGTTTGGTGATAGAAGATACTCTTGAAATACATCAACTGAATAGTCTGTTTCAAAGGTTGAGATTGGAGCCAACTGTGGAATGCTCTGGTATCCACCACCGCCACTGACTACAGTGATTGAATCAATCGGGGCCAAGCCAATGTTTGATGTAGCAAAAGCCTCAATCAAAGTGGTTAGCAAGTTTGCGTTAGCTACATTAGGGAATCCATAGTCACCAGCATTCAACAAAATGTTCTTGTGATACTCAATAGCATCAGTGTTGAATAGGATGAATTCAATGTTGTTGGTATCAATACCATCAACGATAACGTTTGCGCCAGTTCCTGGATCACCTGGATCTGTTATAATGTCAATCCATGTATTTGGGTGCAGGCTGTAACCATAGCCACCATCAATCAAGGAGACACCCTCAATCTGTCCAACGGTGACGTTGCCAACCAAAGCCACAGCCTTGCGAGCTTCAGCGGTCTCATTCAAACCACCATAGAATACGACTGGGTCTCCAGTTCCGTAGTATGAACCAGCTGGATCATATGATCCACGGTATCTCAAACCACGGTATCTACCATCAACTGTGACCTTGGAAACGGAACCAATGATACGCTCTGAGAAGTACAATGGGTTGCCTTGTACATCAGTGTCATACTGGATTACAAGGTCTTCACCAACCTGAAACTCACGATTGATGTTAGACAAATAGACGTCAAAGACTTCAACGTTATAGAATGGCTCAATTGTTCTTACAACTGATTCAATAACGCAAGTGGTGTTTGAGATTGATCCAACGCCATAACGACCAACCAATTGGCTGACGTCAATGTTAATGTTCTCATCTGATACGAAAAGTCTTACACCAAGAGGCAGCTGCCACTTACCATCAGAAGCCTTCAAGATCTGTTTCTTTGGATAGTAGATTTCTACATCCTTACCAAACAAGACTCTGAACAAGAACTTGAATGATTCCTCACTACCCTTCTTGTTGTAGAACTTGGTGGCAAGCTTCAACAGCTTGCGCTCACTTAGTTCTGTGGTGTCAGGGAAGAATGGTAGATAAACCTTCTTGAAGTGTTGGATGAACTCTTCAGTGGTTTCGTCTACATTGGTGTAGTCCATCATGCGGCGAGTATGATATGCAGCCGCACCACCATTAGGATCATCAAGCCAAGCGTAATATGCCTTGACAAATGCAACAAAGTTAGGGTCCTGATCCCTGATAAACTCAGGGATCATCGCATCAATTAGTACATCTAATCCTACTTGATTGAGATTATCACTCATTATCAACTCTTACCGTAATGATGGATGACCTCATCAAAGTGTCATCATAGGTCAATATCCTGTTTAGGGTAGAAGAAAAGTTGGAATCTAGTGGCTGAACAAAGACTGACAACGTCTTGGTTGTGTTCTTTACATCAGTTGGATAGAAGTTGGTCAACTCAATTGTACCATCAACGTAGTTGATGACACCAGCATCATCCTTCATTACAGACTTGATATTGCTGCTATCATAGTAATATGATCTCAATGTACCAATTGTTCCTTCAACAATTGCTTCCAATGAAGCACCTGAGCCGGTGTTTCCAGTGATAGTTACTTGTGCTTCAGTGTAGTTTGAACCTGGATTATCAACAACGACAGACTCAATCTGTCCATTGACGATTACAGCGTAAGCATTGGCACCCTCACCATCACCACTAATGACTAGAGTTGGGTCTTCAGTGAATCCCGTACCTGGAGACAATACTGAGATGGACTCAACACCGGTGGATGATTCTGGAGTTTCTTCAAGATAACAATCTCTTTCAACACCATTGAAGTCTGCGCTGACGAATGCTGGGGATGAGTACAACTTGTTCTTACCCAAGCCTCTGTTCAATGGGGTTCCAAAGCTCAACTCATAAGTCTTGGCCTGATTCAAGATAGCATCAAGTCTCTTTTCAATGAAGATGTCTGCTGAGCTTGAATTGATTGAGGTATCAGAGTCATCAATTGATCTCAATAGTCTTGAGATCTTGAACTTGTTATTGAATGTGTTCAAGTTGTCCTCAGCGAACTGGGCAACTCTTTGTCTTACAATGTCACTGATTTCGTTTGCAGTGTAGTTTGTCTGACGTGGATCATAGTACACAGTGATACGGAAGTTCAAATAGTTGTAATCAGGATCAACGAATTCAGGCAACACAGTCATAACGCTGATTGGCTGGATGATGGATTCAATTACATACTGCTTTTGGGCTTCAGTTACAGCAAATCCTGCCTTTGGCTTGACTGACAAGAATACCTTTCCATAGACTGGTGGATCATTCTCTTCACCACCCCAAACTGAGATGGCAGCAAAGTATGGATAACGACGATTGATTACATTGATGTAGTCATTCTTTGTTACTGCTCTGTTTTGTGATAGGTATGACTTTGGGGCAGCAAACTTGATGCTGTCTGGAGTTTCAGATGGTGAACCAGAAGTAGAGTTGACCACAGTTGAGGTGTTAGCAGTTGATCCACTCAACAAGGATGACTGGATTCTGAAACGGCCGATGTCATTAGCATTCTCACCATTGCTGATGATGTATGTTACTCTAACGACGTTACCATCAACAAGGCTCTTGCCTAGGATTCCATCACCAAAGTATATCTTGTAATTACCATTGGTTCCTTCTTCCAAGTAGAACACACTGGATGTTGCTGACATGACTTCAGTTGCATCATCAGCAAGCGTGAAGGTCTGTTGTTCAATGTTGTTTTCAGAGGTCTGGACAATGACTTCCAAGGTGGAGATGTCAATGCTTGGATCCAGCAGGTCAAAGCTCTGATCTGGGTTTGAAGATGAGTTGTAGATGTAGACCTTGGTGACTGGGTTGCCTTCCTTGATTTCAACATTAGTGAAGTCAAAGACATCGCCATTGGCTGATACAGTTAAAGACTCAGTTGTGATGAAGTTATAGCTGACACCATTCAAGGCTTCACTGCTGAACTTGGTGAAGCGTGGCATTGTTAGTGCGCTGGTTGGATCTGAGTTGGCCTTAGTGATAGCAACATTGACTACAGCCAATGAGCTTGTTACTGATCTTGGAGTGTATCCAAGCATCTTAGCATGTGAAACGATCGTTGAACGTAGAACTGCTGTATCCAAGAAGCTTTCTGAAGCCACCATGTTCAAGTAGAAGCTCAACATGTGGGTATTCATTGCCATCATGTTCAGCAACTGGCTCATTGCTGAACCTTCAAAGTTGAAATCCTCAAACTCTGATTGGCTTCTTAGATAAGTCTTGAGGTTGGTCTTGATCGTGTCAAAATCCAAACCTGCAAGAATGATTTTATTACTAGTGTTGGCCATTTATGTTACCTGACGCGTTGCAAAAACATATCAACTGTATATGTTTGGGTGCTGTTCAAAATAGAGAATACCAATGTGACGTTGAACCCATTATGATCTGTATCAGCATCAACCCAAACATTATGCAGATCAACTCTTGGCTCAAAGTTCTTGACGATGTTCTTGATCTCATCAGCCAACAAGTTTGCTGTGACTCCATCAACCATCTCAAACAACAATGATCTGACATTGCCACCGATTTCTGGGTGGAATGGAACATCGTAGTAATTCAACTGGATCAAGTTCTTCAGAGCCTGCACGACACTGTTTGTACCAGTGACCTTTACAAGATCACCGGATACAGGATGTGGCCTAAAACTTAGGTCAAAATCACTATACTTCCTGATTTCTGTGCTTTTCTGTGTTGATGGCATTGGAATTCCTTGACGTCGCCATTATTTAGAGCCTCAGGAGAGGAATAACTTGCCTTCTGCCTTTCTTCTCTTCGTCAAACCAGGGAGAGCCTTCTTACCCTTGTTGGCCTTGTTCCAAGTTTGGAGTGCTGCATAAGCACCACACCAGTCTTGTTTGTTGATGCAAGCCAAGAATCCTGACTTCTTGAAGTTTGTTGCACCAACATTGTAAACGAATGAGATGACAGCATCAACCATTCCCTGAGTCAATTCAACCTTAATGTATCTCTTGATTGAAGGAACGAATATGCTGGTGATAGAATAGTTGAGCCAGGTCTGGCACTGAGCCTTGGAGACCACAGTGTTTGGTGTGAGTGTGACGCCATTGAGAACTGCGCTGGTTGTCCCCCATCCAACAGTGAATGGCTCTGAACCTGTACCTGGATCTGGATAGCACTGGACCATTCCATTGGCCAATTGCTTTCCAAATCCTTCGTGGTTCTGGAGTGCAATGAGTCCTGCTGATGAGATGGCCCAGCGGCTCTTTGGCAAGAACGTGTGTAGATGTTCTTCATAGCCACAGGCAGTGTTTCCAGTTGTGTTGGCAGCTGGTACAGTGTTGGCATCTGGAACATCATCATTGTCATCAAGGAACTGGCCTTGGTTGTATGCAGATCCGGTGTAGGCATCGAACAACTTGAAGGCATCGCCAAGAGGCACTGGGATCGGTTCAGGATCTGGTTGTCCGGTCGTAGCTGTAGCTCTAGCAGCTGCATCATCTATAGCAGCCGGAGAACCTGCAGAAGCCTCAGTTGTTGGTGCATCAAGGGTTACTGAGGCTCCGCCAACAACAACCTCAGATCCTGTCAACTCCATGATGCCACCAGATGAAACTCTGGCAACACCAGAAGCCTTCACATGAGTTGCACCACCTGATGTCAAATACTGATCTTCACCTGAAATGATTGCAGCCTCACCCGCAACATCCAAATTGAAATCCCCACCAACCTTGATGTTCAAGTTTTCCTTGACGGAAAGATTCATTCCTCCAGATACCTTGGCATCTAGATCATTCCCAACTTCAACCTTGGCATTACCTTCAACTCTAATATGAGCATCCTGGCCAACAGTGATGATAACTGAACCCATGACATGGATATAGTCATCACCCAAGATAATCTGATACTTGCTCTTGGTGATCTTTTCAACCACTGAACCAGATGGATAGAACTCAAGGAATGATCCGGTTCTATGGGTGATTGCTATACGCTCATTGTCAGGTGTATCATCCAACTCAAACAAGTGGCCTGATTCAGTTTCAATGACGTGGTTGTATGGATACAATGAGTTGTATGCTGGATATGGCTCATCCCAAGTCAAGCCATCAGCTGAAACAACACCCTTGTCAAGATTCTCTTTACGAGTCTGAACAACGGTGTTGGCTACATCATATCTTGATGCGCCTGAAAGAGTTGGTCTTTGTAGGTCTTCAGGCAATGGATATCTTGAAGCAGTGTCAGGTGAATCCACAACAATGCCTGAACCATCAACCTTGTAATTCCAGCTATCTGGCTTCCTTGGTGCCTTCTTTAGTTCTTCTTCTGATCTCAAGTCATTGAAGCCAATGCCAGTATTATTCTCAACATTATAGCCAGGCAATAGTCCAATGATTAGTGGAACTTGTGCTGATCTACCATCAATGAACATTCCAATGACAGTGTCACCTTCCTTCAAACAAGGTGTTGCACCTGAGTCAGTTGACTGGATAACAGTTGCCCATGGCAAGTCCTCAGATGGAATTTCAGCCAATGATGAGGTGTGCCAACCATAGGCACGCACTCTGACTCGGCCAATAGCAAGTGGGTCTGCTCTTGACTCAACCTTACCAATGAACCAAATGATATGGTCCGCACCAAGGAATGCTTTATCCAAACCACTCATAGCTTCTTGACCTGCTTCATGGATGGGTTGTCATTGTCACTGGAGAATACACCATCAACAACAGAGTCACCAAGTAACTCTACAACGCTGGTCATTCTATCATCACGGAATATGTGGTGCAAAGCACTGATCATGTAGTTTCCAGATCTCATGTCTACCTTTTCAGTGTCATCAGTCTGTAGCGTTGCGGCTGGAATAATGACCTCTAGAATCTGTCCAACCTTCAACTGCACATCGCCAGGGACAGTAATGACCATCTTGAATGCATGAATTTGTGCAAGCTTAGTGGACTTCTGTTGTAGCCAATTGTCTGGCTTGGCTGGGTTAGTCAATGGATCAGAGTCAGTCACTGGGTAGAACTTCAACAAATAATCAGCTGAATCAAAAGTGCTTTGATCAAAACGGTTCACGGAATCATTCACAGGAACACCCTTGTTCAACCTCTTAAAGTTTCTCCCATCGAAAATCTTGGAGTTGATCTTTCTGTTAACAAAGTCATAAGTCATGATGGCACTGGTGAATGCACCATACTGTGCTGATGAGATCATATCAAAGTCCTGAAGAATGTTCAGGTTGGTGATTGATCTAAAGCTATCAGCAGCCTCTGAGTTGACCTTTGGCCTGTATGTATATGTAGCATACACTTGTTGACTGATCAAGGTCTCAAATGATACAAAGTTGTATCCATCACGGTTCTCAAAGAACAAGTACAAGGTTCCAGTGCTTGAGTAGGATCTTGTTGCCAACCAATTGATTGCTTCAAATGGCTGCATCTTTGGAATGATGATATTGAACACACCATCAGTTGTATCAAAGATTCCCTTGGCTAGTTTCTGAGGGGAAACTCCAAGCTTGCTCTTCAAAATGTCACTGATGATAGATGCAGTTGTCATGCCCTTGTATGACTTGCTGATCAAACGCTGGTTGGAAAGCAATAGCTCTTCAGAGCAGAAATGGATCAAGTAGTTCTGGAGACCAGCAGCGGTGGCTGGAGACCTCTTGGAGATCTTGTATATTCTAAACACCTTGTCAATTGGATTGTTGAATCCTGGCTTGTCAATGACAATACTCAACCACTCATTACCATGGAATCCATAAGCAGAAATCAAATCCAAACCATCACCCATAAGGATATCTCCACTCATAGTTGGGGAGAAGATGTCCTCATATAGATTGATTTCTACAGCCAATTTCTTGATATCAACACCCTGACCATCACTGGATATAATCATCAGTGCTTTCAGAGTGTAGTCAGAGGCTGTAACTATTCCTGTAGTATCGGCTGGCATTTTATTGTGATGTCAATAGGTTCTTAAGTTCAGTTTCAACTTGCTCAACGTAATCTCTCTTGATCAACTTGATTACACGCTTGTCTTCATTCACTTCATTCTCATAGTCATAAGCATTGACTGCAACCAAAGAAGTTTCTGTATCAACAACAGTTCCATCATCAAAGATTACTGAGGTGTTGCCAAAGACAATAACTGGATTTTCGATGTTTGGTAGAGATGTATATTGATTGATGGAGATGATGTTGTTTGGGAACAATGAAATATCTTCGCTAACCGTTTGCTGTCCATTAATGTCTACAACGGTCTTTGTAACTCTCAATTCAATGTGGTGTAGAAAAGACTCAGCATTGGCCACGCTTCCATACTTATCAGTCAATGCGTTGTTGAATTCTAGAGTGTCAAGAGGCATTCCAAAGTATGGATCCAAGATCTTATTGGTTAGATAAATGATCCAATGTCTGTTTGGGTCATTGTAATACTTGTGGGCCACGATCTCTAGAGTATCTGTTTCCTTCAACGCATATGTGTAATAGGTTGCGGCTGCTGTAATGACTGAATCCAACATCTTGACTCTAGCAAAGAGGTTTGTTACCCTGCTGAACTCATTGAATGTTTCATCAAAGGTATACATCAAGCTTGGAAAATTGGCAAAATACTTCATTGTTAGTACCCGAACTTGTCGATCAATTCTCTTGTTATTACCATGCCTTCAGTGAAGACCAACTGAACACTGATATCAACAGGAGCACCGTCACTGAATGATATGAACTGACCTGATCCAGCATAGTTGACATCGATTCTATCCAACACGCAAGTGCTGATCTTTGAGATGAACTCATTTTCAGCATTGCCATACTTGAATGTGATATCAAACTGACCAGGGACTCTAAAGAATCTACCATCACTGTTTGGTTCAATTGATGGCGCTGAATAACGCTTGAAGGTTTGGATAATCTCCTTGATCCTCAAAGCTTCCTTCTGGCTGCGAGCCTGGAACTTGAATTCAAATATGAATGATCTGTGGTTTGATCCACTGTACAACATTTCAGTTTGTGGGTTGACTGCGTTGCCCAAACTTCTCAATGCAAACTCACTGAAGCCTTCTCCAACTGCACCGGTGCCTTCCAACAACTCACCAATGGCCTGACGACCAACTCCAGTGTCAGCGACATCAGAAGCCACTTCCTTGATCTTGGCTAGAATTCCATCAATGTCTTGGTTGTCCTTCAAGGCTTCACCAAGCTGACCTCTTAGAGCACTTGCCTTACCCAATACACCAGCGGCAGCAGTAGCACTGGTTGCTGAATAGCCATGATTCATTGAACTCATTACAGTGTCAGGCATATAGATGGCAATGGATAGGTCAACCTTCTTTGTTCTTGGCTGGAACTCTACCATTCTGTTAGCAATTGGTGCAGCAGCTGAATAGATTGGAACCTTTGCGGTTGCATCCAATACACCACTGACGACACCTCTGGATCCAATCTTTGATCCACCTGACAACACTGCGGCAGTTCCACCGGTCTTGAGAGCATCACTGACTGTGCCAGCTGATGTTCCACCAAGTACGGTTTTTCTGAATTTCCCCGATTGATTCAAAAGGTCTATGTTCTGAGCAGTTCTGCTCTGACCTGCAGCTTCACCATCCTTATTATAGGTGTCGCCCTGAGGGATGAAGATGTTGAATAGAACCCAATGTGGTGCGCCTGCGTCACCAACCTCTTCAGGATATCTCAAGACCTTTGATGTTCCTGTAACTGATCCCTGATCCAATGCAGCCAACTCGCCTCTGTTAGAGTCGCTGATTGGTAGGACGTTGCGGATGATGCCTTTCGGTTCTGTGGCCATTAGATTCTCAGTGAATAGATGATCTGTTTGGTTATTTATGCCTTAATCCCAAGCTCATATTCTGTCAAGACTTTGAATGTCCAACCCCTGTTCTCTGCATAGTCTTGCGCTGATGCCCATTTAGCTTGATTTACACTGTATTCCATCATCTCACGTAGCAATCTCTTGGTTGGTTTCTTGCCCTGCTTCACCACCGGAGGAATGGTTTGAGCATGAGGTTTGATCTCAATCAGTATCACCTTATCTTGTGCTGTCCTCACCTTAAGATCAATGAAGTATCTGTGATATCTATGATCTGCTGGTGATATGTATGGCACAACCACCTCCTCGGAGGACCAACTCTTCACTGATGGACTGGTGTCGCACCACATGAAAGCCTTGAGCTCCCATCCTGATCTATAGATGATCTTGGTTGGATCTCCTTCATACTTCTTAGGGTTCTTGGGTCTAAAGAAGCCCTGCATGTAGTTATACGCCATTGAGAAACCACTCTAAATAAAACACGGATGCCGCTACATACTATTTACCATGCTTAAAAACCTCACACAATATGGAGAGTTTGCCCAAAGACTGACAATCGGCGGCATATATCACTATGTTTATGATGCCAAGTACAAGGAACAGCTTGACACTTGGGACAGGTTGCCATTGTGTGTTCCAATTGACATCACCAAGAAACACATCCTCGGATTGAACCTTCACTATGTTCCAGTGAGGACAAGAAGATTGATTCTGATTGAGTTGATTGGAAACATCCAGAAGATCAATGATAACGTCAAGCTTCAAAGAGCGAACTATGCTGTGCTACAAAGGGCAGCAATATTTGATGACGTGTCACCTTGTATCAAGAAATACCTGTTCAATCACGTCAGAAGCCCATTCCTTGAGATCTATCCTAGGTTTTGGCCTAAGATAGTTGAACTACCAACTGCCCAGTGGACTGGGAAGAGACCATACTAATGTCACTAAAGAGCTTGCTTTCATTCTTTGACTCCCCATTCAGGCCACGTAAGGCCAAAGCTGGGTTCAATATAGATGACTTTAGAAGCCACTATTCCAAATATGGTGAGGTTGCAAAGGCTGACAAGTTTCTTGTCCAGTTGACTCCACCTGCTCTACTCAGGACTTCTGAGTTTGGTGCCAAGGAACTAACCTTCCAGTGTGAGGCTGCTGAGTTTCCTGGAATTGATATCACTCCAATTGAGTACAGGCATTATGCTTTCGTCAAGCGTATCCCTGGTCATTTGAACTTCACCCCATTGACCTTGACATTTTACTGCAATGGTGAAATGGTTGAGAAGAAGTTCTTTGATGTTTGGTTCTCAGCATGTATTGCTAGAATGGGTCAGGCTGCTGGTACTGTAGAATATAGACTAGATGACACTGGCACCCCAAACTATGAAACTGATATCAAGATCATGCAATATGATCAGGTCAGTCGTGAAGTGTATTATTCAGAGGCTCTTGAATGTATGCCTCTTTCCATGAGTGCTCTACAGACTAACTGGTCTGATGATAGCATCCACCGTTTGAGTGTGACCTTTGGTTTCACCAAGTGGATTGCTGATTCTGATAAGAAGACTGAGGAAATGATGGATGAGGTTACGGTCAGAGGTTCCAACTGGAACAACCAGATCAACTCCATCATCAACAAGGGCATTGATGTCAAGAATGCTGCCAAGATTGGTATTGGTAGTATCAACAATGTGACTGGAACTGTCCAGTCCTACAAGGATCTATTGGGTAATCTTGATACACAGATTCCATCAACCAAGTCTATCAAGAACCCATTTAAGTCCTTCTAATCGGAGTAATTTGTTATGAAGCTTCCAATTATTGATAAGCCAGTCTATTTGATTAAGCTCCCTTCATTCAAGGATCCTGTAAGGATCACTGCCTACACAATGAAGGAAAGTAAGATCTTGATGCTCGCCAAGGAAAGCGAAAATCAAGAAGAAATCCTGAATGCCATCAAGCAAGTCATCCAGAATTGCGTTGTGGATGATATCAATGTAGATGAAATCCCAATGTATGATCTTGAGGTTCTGTATTTGAACATTCAAGCAAAGTCTGTTGGTGAAAACACTGACCTGTACTTTGAGTGTAAGAATCAGGTTGATGGAAACAACTGTGGAATGGTCATTGAGTGCAGCGTAAATCTTGAAGAGGTTGCGGCTGTTGATCCATTCCCTGACACAAGGATCATGTTCAATGAGACCGTTGGAGTCACACTGAAGCACCCATCAATATCTTCAATCAAGAAACTATTGAAGGCTCCGTTGTATAATCCAAACACACCTGAGCCAATCATGATGGCTGTTTACTCCTTGAATCAGATCTTTGACAAGGACAGCGTGTATGATGCAAAGGATGCTCAGGTCAGTGAGTTGATTGAATTCATTGAGAGTCTTTCAGAGCCTAACTTTGAGAAGATTGAGAAGTTCATTGAGAACACACCAAGCGTCTCCAAGGTCATTGAAACTGATTGCCCAAGATGCAAGTATCATCACAAAATTTTGTTGGAGGGTTTGCAAGATTTTTTCGTATAAGCACCGGAGATGGTGCGCTGAAAAATCTCTTCGAGGTAAACTTCAATCTAATGTATCACCACAAGATTGATCCAAACATCTTCAATGACTACGCACCATGGGAAAGGGACATCTATTTGAAACTGTTGACGAATGAGGTTGAAGATGAGAACCTGCAGGCAAGACAGGCTGCTGCATCCTCTAGGGTTAGCAAGGCCACAAGAATTAGGAAACCTCGTTGATTAAATAATACATGGAAGAAAACAATCAAAACTCAGCTGGATCCATCAACACCCCAACAGGAATGGGGTTGAAGGATGTTTCCCAATCTCTATCAGATTCAGATGTTGACCTCTCACCGAAGGGTGATGTAAAGAAGGTTGGCAGGGTCTGGGGTCGTAATCCTTTCAAGATCCCAAAGGGAGTCAAAACAGGAAGCCCAGAGAGCGTAGATCTCAAGATCATCAAAGCTGACATCCAAGCAATCAAGGATGCGCTTCTAGAATCAAAGAGAGTGAAGAAGATCAAGAAGGGCACAACCGTTGGGAACCAGCCTTCAGCTGCGAAGTCAGATGGTTTGGTCAGTAGCTTCTTCAAGGGTGTTGATGATCATCTTGATCCAATCTCAGCTGATGTTGTAGATGCTGGCAAGTGGTTGTTCAAGAAGATGACTGGTAAGATGACCCCAAAGGAAGCTAACACCAGAGCAAGAGAAATGAAGAAGACCGGTGGCAGCAGTTCATCTGGTGAACTTGGTGAAATGAAGGACAGGCTTGTCAAGCTTGACTTGAGACTTGAAGATGATGTTGCTGGCATCAACAAGAAGCTTGACTTGATCCTAGAAAAGACTGATGGACTTGGTGGCAGTTCACTTGATGGCATTGGGGGCTTGATCACTAGAATCATCAGTGGAGCTATGGCTGGTCTCAGTGCCATGATGAGTGGAATGTGGGGTGCTATCAAGAGCATTGCCAAGTTCTTGGGCGTTGGTATTGGTGCTGCCATCAAGAAGATCACTAAGAAGGGCGCAGTTGTTGCTGGTGGAGCAGGTGCTGCCACCGTCGCAAGAAAGGCTGCTATGAAGGCAGCTGAGAAGAAGGCTGGAAAGGCTGCCGCAAAGAAGGCAGCACTAAAGGCTGCAACTGTTGGCGTTGGTAAGATGGGTTTGAAGGCAGGATTAAAAGCTGTGCCTTTGGTTGGTTTGGCTGCCGGTCTAGGATTTGGTGCATACAAGCTCGCCAAGGGTGACTTTACAGGTGCAGCATTGGAAGTTGGTTCTGGTGCTGCTTCACTAATTCCAGGTGTTGGTACTGCTGCAAGCATTGGCTTGAGTGGTGCATCAATTATTAGAGACGTCAAGAAGGATACTGACAAGGCCAAGTTGGATCTCAACAGACAAAATGATGTTGAGACTCAGGCCGATGATTTGTTGAATCGTTCAGTTGCTATGGTTCCACCAGCAAGGGTTGATCAGAATCTCAACAAGGCAATGAAGGAACAGAAGGAATTCAAGACTGCTCCATCACATACTCACAGTGTTGTGCAGCCAATTGTTATCAACAAGAAAGAAAAGACTAGAGTTGTTCAGCAGCCATCTGGTTCAAACAGACCAGCAATTGTTAGAACAAGAAATGATGAGAAATCATTGAATTCAACTGTGGTTGGGTTGTATGATGCACCTCAAGGGTACAACACGCTCTCTAGACTCTAACGATCCAGAATCGGCGATTCTTGCCGCCTGCAAATTCACCCACGTGACCAGAAAACACTGGCCAATCATACTTGTGATAAGTGGTATTCAAGTCGCTGTCATCATAGCGAGTGAATGCTACTCCAAGCGAGGTCAAATACTTCTCAATGAATGCAGCTGATGGGCGGATGCCAATGCCATTCAATGCTTGGTCATAGTATGGCATTTCTTCCTGTTTGAATTCATAGCTATCATCACTGGAGTTTGCCACCTCAGTCTCAAGGATCATAACTGATTTGGTGTGCTTTACTGCTTGAGCCAAATCCTGTTGCCAGTTCTTAAGATGATACAACACACCGGTGTGAAGAACAATGTCAAACTTTCTTTCAAGATCCCATTTTCCATCTTGGTCCATGACAATAGTTTCATACTTGTGATGTTTGCCATACAACTTGCTGAAATTGTCTAGGTGTTCAGGACGACCATCAGTGAATGTTACTTTGGTTCCAAGCTTATCAAACATCATTCCAAGCTTACCAAGTCCACAACCAAGCTCAAGCATTGTCTTGCCTGAGAAATAGTCAGCACCAAACAATGATATGATTTTGTCATACCTTGTTTGGCGCCAGTCATCATAGTGTCCGTCAAATGCATCCATGATTTACTTATCCACAAAAGAAAAGAGCCTCTTTCGAGGCTCTTTTCAATAGGGGCAACGGGTGCCCTCCACCATCTGATTTAGTTGGCCAACTTGGCGAAATCAGCAAAATCATCGTCACCGTCATCTAGTGATGGCTTCTTTCCTGAACCACTTGATTCAGAAACAGCAGCTGAGATTTCAGCATCAGTGCTCTCAGGAGTGATGGTATCACCTTCACCCAAGTCTTCAGCACGTGCTGTCTGTGGCTTCTTACCAGTTTCACCAGCAAGACCCATGACAACGTCAAGCTTGCGCTTCAACTCATCATAGCTCTTGAAGTTCTTGGCTGAAACCAATTCATTCAATGAATGCTCAGACTTCCACAGGTCCTCAAGCTTCTTGTCATCACCATCCAACAATGCTGATGGCTTCTCAAACTCGCTCTTGTCGTAGTTTCTGTAACCTTCGACCTTACGAATCTTGATCTTGAAGTTTGCACCTTCCCAAAGGTTGAATGGGTTGAACTTTACTTCATCCTCATCTGGGTACTCTCCCTCTGGGCGAGCACCTGGTAGAACATCCTTGATCTTGTCCATGATCTTCTTGCCATAAGTGTACAAGAACACCTTGCCTTCATTGGCTGGGTTGCCTGGATCCTTAATAACAAGCACGTTGCTGATGTAACTCAAACGACGCTTTGAGTTTTCCTGAACGAACTTCTTGTTGGCATCAACACCGCTATTCCACAGGGTTGAGTTGTACTCACCAACTGGGTCATCCTGGTTGATTGTGGTCAAGCTGTTTTCAATGTACCACTTTCCAGTTGGTCCCTTGAATCCATGTGACCACATCTGGACGAAATCAACAGCTTCGTCGCCATCAGCGGCTGGACCTGGTAGGAATCGAATTACTGCAAGGCCATTTCCTGCCTTGTCAACGGTTGGTTGCCAGTAGCGATCATCCTTGGAGTATGACTTGTTCTGGGAATCCAGAGCCTTGATTAGCTTGTCAACGGATGATGTCTTCTTAAGTTTTGTAAATGATGTCATTTGTATGTCCTCGTATGCAGTTTTAGTAGTGTATCCACAGTATTCATAATGTATGGCTTATTTATGTTGAACTAGTCTCCACAAATTCAACGGTGTGGGAGGGATAATAGTAGCGACAAACACCCTCATATTCGTATTCCCTATCACTCATCTTCTTCTTGTAAAGAGAGGCTACAACAACGAAAACTCCACCGTGATCAACACTGAAAGAGTATTTCTTGTTCTCAGTACTTGAGTTTGAGTCCTTAAACTCTCTGAAGTTCCCATCGAAGAATTTGATCTTAATGTTCATAGTTTATACATTCTAGCCTGATGTTCCTTAATTGATTATCTCTTGCTTTTCAATATTTCTCTGAATCGCTGTGGATCAAATGGCTTGTAGTTGTAGTAGAAAGGCTTGTACTTCCTGAACTTCGCCACAAATGATTGCCACTCCAAATGATCAGCCAGTTTGGTGTCCCAAATATCAACCATTCCAATGAAGTGATCCAGAACAAGAAGGTTGTCTACTTCAAAGTCACCAGCAAACACCTTCTCCATCAATCCAGGGAGTTGGCCATTGTTGATTTTCAATTCTGTTGTCAAATCAATACTGGCCATTTGGTGATCAAACATGGCCAAACGGTTCTTTTGTTTCTCACACCACTCATCAAATCGTTCTAGATCATCTGGGCCAATACCTTTCACCCACAATGATTTGTTCTTGAAGAAACAGTTGGAGAATAGAAATGGTGCGAGCTTCTCATCAACCATCTTTCCCAATTTGACAAATGACCACTTATCACTGCGGCCATCAAAAGAGTCCTTGCTTATCTTCGCTGGACCAACAATGAAGTAGTCATACTTGGCACTGTTGTAGTGAAGCCTGACTCCATTGAAGACTCTGAAGCAATCAATACCTGAGAGCATTATAGCGGCAGCGTGCTGCCTCTTGGGAGGTATCTCAACTTCTTGGCTTCTTCTTCAATCTTCTCTTTCAGTGGCTTGCTGATCAACTTGTCAACAAACTCAATTTCAAGATTGTTCTCTTCACAATATGAAACAATGGCTTCAATGTGACTGACATGCTGCTCAATAGCAATCCTCTCAATGTTCTGAGAGAAAGCTTCCTTGGTGCTTAGGGTGCTCATTTTTGTTCTGCTTCTCTCTTGGCCTTTGCAGCTTCCCTGGCTTTCTTCAGTTTTCTATCCTCAGTCCAAACACTGATTAGTAGAGCAATAAGAATCAACAACGCAATTGACATGAACACAGTAAAACCAAACAAAGCCTTACCAGCCCAGAACCAAAATCCGCCCATCAATGTACAAGGGTTCATACAAATTTCCTATTCAATTGGTTGTTCACTCTGATGAAGTTTGCATTGCGACCAACACAACCCTTCAACTCATTAATGTTCTCACAGTCAAGATATGCACAGGCGGAACGCAGTCCAGCCAAATACCTGTTGACGGTGTTCTTGATTGGACCTTTTCTCTTGATGAAGAGCTCACGACCTTCTGAAGATCTATATTCCTTGACCTCGCCACCATGTGCTACTTGAGCAAGGTGGGAGGACATTCCATAGAACTGCAGCTTGTCATTTGCTAGCTCTTCTTCAGTGTAGCCTTCATCATGTCCAGCAAACTCACCACCAAGCATGACATAGTCTGCTCCAGCAGCAAAAGCCTTGACAACATCTCCTGGACAAGTGATTCCTCCATCAGCACAGATGGATCCAATTCTTTCATTGAAAAGATTCTTAGTTGCATCATGACAATCCATTACAGCTGATAGCTGTGGGCGACCAATTCCTGTTTCTGATCTGGTCAAGCAAGCGGAACCAGGACCAACTCCAACCTTTACAACGCTGGCACCAGCATTTAGGAATGACTGGGTTTCGACTCTTGAAACCACGTTACCAACCATCAACTTGAACTCAGGATATTTCTGATGAAATTCCTTGACCTTGTTCAACACATCAACGTTGTAGGCATTGGCTACATCCAAACAGAACATATGTGGTGCATAACACTCACCAGTCTTGATGGAGTCTATTACTTGGACCAGCTTCTCATCATCGGCTCTACCCAAGCCAAAGGAATAGATGGAATGATTTGCCAAATATCCACTCTTGAAGAAATCAATGTATTCACCAGCAGTGTAATGCTTGGTCAAACAAGTCAAGATGTTGTGGAAGGCTAGAGCCTTGGCAACCTCAAATGTACCAACGTGGTCCATGTTGGCAGCAATGATTGGGATAACAGCATCCTTGTTCTCCAAATCAACTTGTGATCTTGATGAGATCTTTCCAAATCCCATTGGAACAATCAAGACATCTGAATAGTCTAACTCAACGGTTCTCATTTTGGGTCTTGACCGTAAGTAGACTTGAGGGATGCAGCCAATTGTTCTTTGGTGATCCAACCAAAGTCAAACATATCATTGAAGGACATCCTGTAGTTCTTCATCAAGAATTCCTTGTTGATGTACCACTTATCCAGTGGATCATTGTCAGCTTCAGCGATGCCACCGCCAACCAGAGTTTCCAGTTGCTTGTCAGCAACACTTACAGAAATTCCCGGCCCAACAAGATCTTCACCAAATACATATGGCCTGACCTTAATGCTGCCGCGTCTTTCAACATGTCTGTAGTTTAGATTCATTTGAACCTCAATGGTCTGTATTTCAACAAGCTCCCACGAGCATATGCCTTGATTGGGAAAGTAGCAACAGCCGTTTCCTGATTGTTAAGATCTGGCTCAATGAATGTCTTGTATGCAACGTGTTCATGATCCAAGTGCTTAATGATTCCATACAAGCTTTCAAAGCTTGGTGTGCCAATGACACTGAAGTACAAGTCCTTGGCATCTTCCACATGCTTACCCAAAGTCAATGCAACGTGTGAAGCTTGGACCAGCTGCTGTTCCTTACTCATGTCCTGTCTTACAAAGATGTAGACATAACGACGATCAAAATATTCAGTCAGCTGATTTGTAGTAAACATTGCAGATGTCAACACATAAGAAAGATTCCAATACATCCTTCTTGGCAAATATGCCTTTGGAATTCCAAGCACTTCAGGAGTTTTGAATCCAGTTACTCGAAGAGTCCAATGGATTAGTTCCTTGAGTTCTTTGACATCCACTGGCTGACCTGAGCGGCAAAGTCCTTGGAGCACTCTTGATGCAACCTTCTCAACAGTGGCTTGGTTGATCCTGCGACGGGTTCCAGCCCCACACTTCAATATTTCATATTGGAAATTGTAGACCCTCATCAAATCAGGATCGATGTCATCACGTTCAACTAGATTCCTGTATGCAACATCATAATTGAACAGGAGTTTGGTCAACAGTTTCATATTTTAGTATCCGTGTTTCAACTGCATGATATCATA